ATAGATGCATTAGTAGTTCCAAACAACGGCACTAGTACTTCAGAAGCTACACAAATGTCATTTACTGTTACTGAACCATATAGTATTGGATTATTTTTTGAATCATTGAACGTTGCAGCATTAGAAGCTGGGTTTAGAGCCGGCGCAATGGAAGCACCGTTTCTAATATCAATTGACTTTATTGGTCATACAGATAAAGATACTACTGAATCTTTGCCCACACATGACTTTGCTATTAAAATTGTCGATCTTAAATTTAATGCCACAGGATCAGGCTCAACTTATCAAATTAAAGCAATACCGGCAAATCATCAAGTGTTTACAGATACATTTCAAGAAGTAACTACAGATGTAAAGATAAAAGGACAGTCAGTTGATGAAGTTTTATCATTAAATGAAACTAGTTTACAATTTTTGTTAAATGAACAAGAATTAGACAGAGTTTCAAAAAATGAAAAAACAGTTGCAGACAAATATTACATTGTATTTCCAAAAGATCCTACTCAAGTACAATCAAGTATTGACGGACAACGTAGTTTAACACAAGGAGCAGTTGGTGTTAGAAATACCACTGACTTTGGTGCAATGTCGCCCGAAGACTACTCTTTTCATAATAAAAATAAATTTAAGGTTAGATCAGGTACAGGAGTAGCAAACACTACAAATCATGGTGCAGTAGCACCTGAAGACTACCAGGATCATAATAAAAATAAAACCGATGCGTTCGGTGGCGCAGGTCCAGATGATGGAACTAGGGGCAACCAATCAGTAACTGATTCAGTAACTGATCCATTAGATGCGTTCGGTGGCGCAGGTCCAATAGTTAGAGGACTGTCAAGAAAAGATATTCCAGTTCAATCCGGGCCGCTTACTAGAACTACAAAGGTGAATTCAAATTCTAATCAGTTTGGAAGTAGTCTGATAACTGATAACTTTCAAACAAAAGGCACCAGTCCTTTTGGTGTTGACAATCTTATTTGGGATAATGGTGTTTATAAACGAGGAAGTATGTCAATTGATCCAAATAATAGAGAATTTACATTCTCTCCGGGTACAAAAATAGAAAAAATGATTGAAGAAGTAATACTTAGTAGCGAATGGGCCGAAGGACTAGTTGATTTAAAGCCCGGATCTGATAAAAAAATTGAATGGTTTAGAATTGACGGACAATTAAAAATTATTAGTGATGATAACGGTGCAGGCCGTCCTGCATATGAATTTATCTTTGCTGTAATTCCTTATCAAATGGATTATGGAAAATTTGATAATTCGTCTGATCGTGATTATAATCAATTAATACAAGATTGTATTAAAGCATATAATTATACATATACTGGTAAAAATATTGATGTACTTGATTTTGAATTTAAAATTGATAATAGTTTTTTTAGACCAATAACTGATACACAGGCAACTGAAGACAAACATAAAGCCGGTGTTGCTACAGAAGAACAAACAGCAATTAGTCAGAATGATGTATCACAAGCAACTGATGGGTATGAAGCAGCAGCTGGAAGATTTTCACAACGAAGTGAAAAAGTAGTGTCAACAGGTACAAATATAAAAGGCGGCTCTGCTAAAAAGACTGATAAAAAACGTGTAGCTGAGCATTTTCAAACATTAGTTATGCAAAGCGATATTGAAAATATTGCCTTAGACTTAACAATTTGGGGAGACCCGTATTATTTAATAGACAATGATGCAGGAAATCAACGATTTGCAGCAAACAAATTTACAACTACAAACGGAACTATAAACACAAAATCAACTGAAGTTGATATTCTCATAAAATTTAATAGTGCTATTGATTACAATCTAAGAAATACACTACAAATAAATCCAAATAGTGCATTTAACGGAGTTTATAAAGTTATAACTATTAGTACAGCTTTATCAAAGGGACAATTTGTACAAACACTAAGTTTGTTAAGGCGTCCTGGACAAAGTGATAGCAGTGTTGATTTTTCAAATTCAGTAATTGAAAGTTTTAATTCAAATCTTAATCCTAAATTTATTTCAACCGTTTTAGAAAACAACCAGGTATTTAATAATCAAATATTATCACCATTTTTTAATAATGCATCGTCTGCATTATTTGCTGATCTCGGATTAGGAAAAATCAATGTTCAAGCGTTAGAAAAAATTTCAGCAGCACCGGTTATTGAAATGTTAAATAAATCACAAGAATTAATCGATGTTGGTTTACAAATTCAAAACAATCTAAGAAATTCGCTGTCTTCAATTGAAGGACTTTCAGGAAAATTAGGAATTGATATACCTAATCTTGGAACAATGGTACAAGATATTCCTGATGTAAGTCAAGCACTTAAACAAGTATCGTCAGATTTAGCAGGCGCAGTATCTGCTACCAGTGCTAGCAATTTAATAAAAAATGCAAAGCCATGGGTTAATCCTGATTTAGCAAAGCCATGGGTTAATCCTGATTTAGGAATACAGGAACTTAAAGACGCAACTTCTGCCTTACAAAGTCAATTTCCGCAAGGCGCTGGATCTGCACTTCAGGCTGCAAAATCATCACTTAACGGAGCAGTTATTGGAGGACTAAGCGAAATACCTCAAGCACTTAAAGGATTATCACAAACGTACGGTACTCATCAAAAAGCTTTATTAAAAGAACACAGTCAAATTTTTGATGATATCTCTTTAGCACCAAAATTATTAGCATCACAGCCAATTGAAGATTTAATAAATCTTGGAAAAGCAACTGCAGAAGACTTTGCCACTAAAAATCTTTCTGGAGAACTTAATCAACTTAAAAATGTAATAAAGGTATTTAATTAATATGTCAACTAACAAAGTCAAACGTACTTCTCATAAAATGCCAGTTAATTTTGGATCTGGGCCATTTGTTGCTAAAGTTGTAGGTCATTTAGATCAAACATATATGGGATCGCTAAAAGTACAAATATTATATAGTAGTACATCTGGTAATAGAGATTCGCAAGAAAAAGAAACACGTATTGTAAAATATGCATCTCCTTTTTATGGTGTCACTCCGTTAGAAAGTTCATCTGGAGACGATAATTATAGAAGTACACAACAAAGTTATGGTATGTGGATGGTCCCGCCTGACATTGGTACGTTAGTTCTTGTAATTTTTGCAGAAGGACATGCTGATTATGGATATTGGATTGCTTGTATAGCAGACGATTATATGAATTTTATGGTTCCAGGAGGCTATGCAGCCACTGAACTTACTACACCCGGAACTCCGCCTGAGCTAATAGGAAAAAAATTACCAGTTGGAGAATACAATAAACATACGGTAACGCCTGATAAGTTTGATCCAACATTATATCCTAAACCATATAATTATGATTTTACACAAATATTAGAGATTCAAGGATTACTTGATGATGAATCAAGAGGAACTACTACAACGAGTGCTCGACGAGAAGTTCCAAGTGCAGTATTTGGAATTAATACACCTGGTCCTTTAGATAAAAGAATTGATGCACCGACAGGCAAAGTTGGCACAAAAAGCCAGTCTGCTAATGTATTTCGAAGTAGATTAGGTGGAAGTTCGTTTGTAATGGACGACGGTGACGATAAATTTGTTAGACGCTTTCATGCATCAGATCATGCACCTGAATATCTAAGTAGAGAAAATGACGAAACTGAAGGCGACGATACTATTCCTCAAAACGAACTAATTCGTTTAAGAACTAGAACAGGCCATCAAATATTATTACATAATTCTGAAGATTTAATTTACATTGCTAATTCTCGAGGAACAGCTTGGATTGAATTATCATCAGATGGTAAAATTGATATACATGCACAAGATAGTATTTCCGTAATGAGTGATAATGATATTAATTTTACAGCTGAAAGAGATTTTAATGTTGAAGCCGGTCGTAATGTTAACATCAAAGCATCTGCTAGGTCAAGTGACGGAAATGCTGTTGAAAATGGAGCACCAAGTGGTAGGATACGTTTAGAAAGTACACACGATACTGAAATACACACTGGTGCAGACTCAAGACATACTATATTAGGAACATATGATATTAATGTTAAACAGGAAATGAAAACTACTGTTAGTGATAATTATAATCTGCATTCATTAACAAACATATTTCAAAAAGCTGACAGTGCCTTTCATCAAACTGCTGGACAAAGTTTATATCATACAAGCGGAAATAGTACATATAATAAAGCTGGAGCATTTATGTACAATGATGCAGCTGGATCAATATATCAAAAATCAGGAATGTCAATTATTAATAGTGCAGCAAGAACATTTTGTGCCGATTCAGGAACCAGTACACATCTTAAATCAACCGGAACATTTAATGTAGATTCTAGTAGTTCGTTACATCTTAAATCAACTGGAACATTTAATTTAAAATCAGGCAGTACTTCGCATTTTGATAGCAGCGGCCAACTTAGTTTAATGTCAAGTGGAAATGTTGCATTACATGGAACACAAGTTCATTTAAATACTGCAGGCAAAGCTACTGCTGGTGCCGACGGGACTGCTGGAACAACAGCTAGTCCAGCAATTGATGCAACAGCGCCAATAGATTCTCAACCTATTAGTAAATTAACAACTGTAACTTTGCCTTATATGTTACCAGGAGCATCAAAGGCTGTACCATATGAGTCAATACTCACAAGAGCCCCGCAACACGAACCGTGGACACACCATGAAAATATGAATCCACAGGCGTTCAAAAAAGCCAAAACTGACAGAGAATCACCTGGCGAATTACCGTCAAATGATAGAGTTCTTACTCCTGATACATTTTTAAGAAATACAATAGGTCGTTCAACTTCGGGGTACGTATATGATCCAGCACCAGGAACAGGACAAGATGGTGCAACATCAACGGCCAAAGGAACTACTCAAGGAACAGTTAAGATACCAGAAGGACAGGGAGATAGAGTTGGTGCAGTAAACACTAAATCTGGACCGTCTGCATTGGTTGCTAAAGCACTTGTTCCGGCATTCCAGGGATTTATTAATGATCTTGAAGCTACTGGCTATCCAATAAAAGAAATACACGGAATTTTTACTAAAAATGCATTAAGTCATCCTATTAATAATTATCATTCTATTGGCGCTGCTATTGATATCAATCCTGAAACAAATGGTTATTATTCACCAAAAAGAACAACGCTGCCAACTGATATGCCTAAGAACGTTAGCGAACTTGCCAAAAAACATGGGCTTGGATGGGGAGGCGATGCAACTGAGTATAATAATGCAATGCATTTTAGTGCTGCCAAATCCGAAGGCGGATCTTATGATTTAAAAGAACAATTAGCAAATAACGAAATACTGCCGCTTCCATCAACCGAAAGTAATTTACCTGATCATATTCCTGACGATCACAACGAAGCAGAATACGGAGATGCATCAGATGATTATGTTGCTAGTGATGTACAGCATAATGAAAACAATCAAGACGGAACATTTACAGCAGGTCCGTAATAGTAAAGGAAAAAATATGAGCACTCTTATTGAAATAACACAACAGGATAAAGCCTTGCTATCATTGATTGCAGCAGGAGAATCAACTGGTGTTCGAGGCGATCCTTACACAGCACTTTACCCAAATTCAACAGAGCCTAGTTTAATTCGTATGTCTCTTGCACAGGTTACACAATTTCAACGTTCAAGAATCAGAGCAGGTTTTAAATCTTCAGCATGTGGTCGTTATCAATTTATAAAAAATACACTACTAGATGTAGTTAAGATTTCAAAGCTTGATAGTCAAAGAACAATTTTTGCTCCTGATATACAAGATTATTTAATTTTATTAAGATTAAAGTCAATACGTAGATTGGATAAATGGAAAGCTGGATCTTTGATAAACAAAGGAAATGCCTATTCAGCTCAAGAAAATTCTGCTAATTTCCAGTTACATCTTGCGAAAGAATTTGCAAGTGTTCCAGTGCCTTTTAGAGTCGAAGGTCACCGGTTCGTAGTGGAAAAAGGCCAAAGTTATTATGCAGGCGATGGCCTTAATGCAGCACACGGAAAAGCAGATACATTTTTAGCTGGATTAATTGATATTAAAAACGGCGGAACTGGAGAAGTTACCAAAGTTGATATTGCTAATGCAGCATCATATTTGCCCGAAGGCTTCTCTCCAGTAACACAAGCCCAAATTCAATCAATGGGCGGTGTAAGTCGAAGAGGACAAAAACATCAAAATATGCCAGGACCTGGAGGATCATTACCTTCACCAGGAAATCCATATGGTTATAATATAATCAGTCCACTTGATGATAGATATGATTTTCGTGTAGGAGAAAAAATAAAAGATATCTTGATTAATGGTACCGGACCACAGTCGTTGCAAGCAGGCACAGTAGCAACTGATAATCCTGGTGTATCCAATCTAACAGAAACTCAAGCAGCTGATTTAGTTAAAAAATTAGGTCTGTCAGGAACTGATGCAATAGATGCAGCAGCTGGAAGATTTTCGTCAGGAACTAATGCAGTTTCAAGTGCTGCTTCGGTTATATCTTCAAGGGTACCTAATTCAATTTCAGGTGCTGCTTCATCAGTTACTTCAAAAATTAAGTCATTATCAGATCCTACTTCATTGCTATCAAATAAATTATCCGGAGGAATAGCAGTTACTCAAGCTGCTAGCAAGTTAGCTAAATCAGCACCACTTAATGTATTTAATTTTGAAGATAATGAGCTAAAACAACTGGCTAGTTCTGCACAAGACATACTTGATAATAATAAAGATAAGATTGAAAAATTTGTAAGTTTAGCAAAAGTAGAAACAAAGGTATTAATTGCGACAGCTGAAGAGTTAGAAAAAACTATAAAAAGTCTAAAAATATAAGGTAAATATAGAATGAGTACATTAGAAAAAAACTTATATAAACTAGTTCAAGTTGAGCCAAAATCTCCAATTAATAACCCTATTGCTAATAGGTCATATCGGGGATTAAGTACTGTTGACGCAAACAAAGATTTTAGAAAATTTGATGTTGCAATAATAAAACAGGATATACTTAACCATCTATATATAAGAGTTGGCGAAAAGTTAGAAAATCCAGAGTTTGGCAATATAATATGGGATGTATTATTTGAACCATTTACTGACACATTACAGCATTCTATTATACAGAATTTAAATGAAATTGTAGGATCAGATCCAAGGGTAACAATTGATGCTATTAATGTTGATTCTTATGAATCAGGAATACAAGTTGAGTTTGAAGTAACGTATTTAGAATACAACATCAGTGAATTTTTACAGTTAGAATTTGACAGAGACAACGGATTAATTTAAACACGCACTTTTCTAATACACATAAATACTGTATAATTAAGGAAAGCGCACATGTCCTCAACTGACAGACAAACTAGACTATTAGCAGCCGAAGACTGGAAAAGAGTCTATCAAAGTTTTAAATTTGCTGATTTTAAAAGTTATGATTTTGATAATCTAAGACGAACGATGATTGATTATCTTCGTACTAATTATCCTGAAGATTTTAATGATTATATTGAAAGCTCAGAATACCTAGCACTAATTGACATGATAGCATTTCTTGGACAAAACATTAGTTTTCGTGTAGATTTAAATGCTAGAGAAAATTTTATAGAATTAGCAGAACGTAGAGAAAGTGTACTACGCCTAGCTAGATTATTGTCGTATAGTCCAAAAAGAAATCAAGCAGCACATGGATTATTAAAATTTACAAGTGTATCAACTACTGAAAATGTAGTTGACTCAAATGCTAATAATTTAAGTGGTAGATCAATTGTATGGAATGATCCAACAAATCGAGACTGGTTTGAACAATTTGTTCGAGTGTTAAATTCAGCAATGTTATCTCAAAACAAATTTGGACAGCCTGTAAAATTTGCTAATGTAGCTAATATTCCAACAGAGCAATATTCTTTTAATTTAGCACAAGTTGGAATACCAGTTTATGGATTTAGTAAAGCAGTAAACAGTCAGGCGCTAGAATTTGAAGCAGTAAGTACTGGAATTAAAAATGCTGAAATTATTGAAGAATCTCCAACTTTATCAAGTAGTATGAATTTTTTATACAGAGATAACAGCCAAGGTCCAGCAAGTGCTAACTCGGGATTTTTTGTTAACTTTGTACAAGGTCAATTACAAAGAGGAGAATTTGTAATAGATAGTCCAGTTCCTAATCAAAGAGTAGATATTGATGCAGAAAATATAAATCAAACTGATGTATGGTTATATAAATTAGATTCAGCTGGAAATGAACAAGAATTATGGACACAAGTTGAAGCAGTTAAAGGAAATAATGTTGTTTACAATAGTCTAAATAAAGGAGTAAAAACTTTTTACTCAGTTGTTACAAGAATTAATGATAGAATAAGTTTGAGATTTTCAGATGGAGTATTTGGCAATTTACCAAAAGGCACATTTAGAATATATTATAGAACTAGTGTAAATAGAGATTTTACAGTATTACCAGCTAACATCAATAATGTTTCGATATCATTACCTTATGTAAGTAATATTGGTAGAGCCGAAACGTTAACAATAAATTTAGATTTAAAAAGCACAGTTAGTAACGCATCCACCGCTGAAACATCTGAAAGTATTAAAGATAATGCTCCGAGTACGTACTATACACAAAATAGGTTAATCACAGGAGAAGACTATAATGTTGGCCCGTTAGGCGTAAGTCAAGATATTATAAAATCTAAAGCAGTTAATAGAACTGCCAGCGGAATAAATCGAAATTATGACTTAGTTGATGCAACAGGCAAATATAGTAATACACGAATTTTTGGAACCGACGGCGTAATTTACAAAGAAGATATGTTAACTAAAGAAATGTTTAGCTTTGTTACTCGTACTGATATTGAAGGAGTTATAGAAAATAGAATATCGTCTATTTTAAAAGATAAAAATATAAGAAATTTTTATCTAGATAATTTTACAAATCAAAAATATAACGAGTTATCGTTAACATGGTCGTCGGTAACAACAGAAACAAATAGATCTACTGGTAAAATTGTTAATTCAACTAATATTGCGACAACAGTAGGGTCTTATACTGAAAGTACTTTAAGATTTTTTGAGTCAGGTGCTATGGTTAAATTTACTCCACCAGACGGATACCATTTTATGCCAGATGGAACATTAATGGTCGGTTCTGCAAGCCACGCAGGATCTTCTACTTATAAATGGACAAAGGTAATAAGTATTTACACTGATGGAAAAACTAATACAACTACAGGCCTCGGACCGATTACGTTAAATGATAAAATTCCAAATGGAGCAATATTATCAGAAATTAAACCAAAATTTGTAAGGACACTTACATCGCTAACCAAAGCAGAAATGATAGATCAAATATTTTCTTATAAAACTTTTGGATTAAGATATGATAGAAGTTCCAAGCAATGGAATATTATTTTGCAAGATGATTTAAATTTAGTTAGTAATTTTAGTATAGCATCAACTGGTGATACAACTAGTAATGCATCTGATTCTAGTTGGATTTTATTGTTTGAAACAAACGGCAGTACATATGATATAAGTTATCGATCTCTTCGTTATATTTTTGAAAGTAACACCGAAGTTAAATTTTTCTTTGATCAAAATAAGAAAATATATGATTCAAAAACAGGAAAAATTATTAAAGATACTATTAATGTATTGAGTATTAATACTGACGTTAATGCTGCGATCAATACGTCAGCTTATACAACTGATTTTAATTGGGAAATATCAAAATCAGTTTACAATGATGATGGCTATATTAATAATAAAAAGTTAGAAATTGCCTTTTCTGATTCAGACGATGATGGCATAGTTGATGATATTGAACTTTTTGAAAAAATAGTTAAATCTACTGAATACGTGTTTACTAAAAAAATAACAAAAAATAATAGTGAAAGTTATAGTTATGTTGATCAAACAGTTGAAAATATTATAGTAGTTGCTGATTATGAAAGTATTAATACACTAACAGAAAATAATCCAGTATTTTATACAAAGACATCAGGATTGTTTTATAATTTAAATAGTACAACCAAGACACTTACAGACAATTATAATTATAATGTATATACTGGAAGAAGTGATTTGAAATTTCAATACATACATGCTACAGATGAAAATGCAAGAATTGATCCTAGTTCGACAAATATAATAGATATGTATCTTTTAACAAAACAATATAATACTAACTATAGATTATATCTTTCTGGAGTGTTAACAACATTGCCACTTCCGCCAAGTAGTGATTTATTATATAGAACATACAGCACAGATATAAACAAAATTAAATCTATTAGTGATGAGTTAATTTATCATCCTGTAGTATTTAAACCTTTATTTGGAAAAATAAGTGAGTCAAAAATGCAAGCAGTTTTTAAAGTAGTAAAAAATAACGAAAAGGTTACAAATGATAATGATTTAAAATCACAAATTATTACAGCTATTGATCAATATTTTTCTTTAACAAATTGGGATTTTGGAGAGACATTTTATTGGGGTGAACTAAGTGCTTATATAATGCAACAATTAGCTACAAATATCAGTAATATAGTAATAGTACCAAGAGATGCAAGTAGTTATTTTGGAAGTCTTCAAGAAATAAAAGCAAATGCTGATGAAATATTTATTAGCGCAGCTACAGTTGATGATGTTGAAATAGTTACAGCAATAACTACTGATAGACTAAAAGCCGAAGGTGCAATAACAACTAAAACTAGCCAACCAAATTTATCAATACAAAGTGGAACAACTAGTATAGCAGCTTTGACATATTCAATACAGAGTGGTTCGAGTAGTAGTTCGAGTAGTAGTAGTTCGAGTAGTAGTAGTTCGAGTAGTAGTAGTTCGAGTAGTGGAGGATATAGTTACTAATGGCTAACAAAGATGAAATGTCGTTACCAGTTGACAATAATAATACTGAAAAATCGCATAACTTTTTACCTAAATATTTTAGGACAGATGCTAATAAAAAGTTTTTATCAAGTACTGTAGATCAGTTTATTACTCCAGGAAAGCTTGAAAAAATTAATTCTTATGCTGGCCGTCGCCAATCCGCCTCGCGAGAAACAGCAGATTTATATTTAAATGATGTTTCGTCTGATAGAGAAAATTATCAATTTGAACCAGCATTAGTTTCAAAAGATGAATATGAAAATGTTAACTTTTATAAAGATTACAATGACTATCTTGGAGTTATAAAAAAGTTTAATGGCGATGTTAGTAATCATAGTAAATTAAATGCGTCAGAGTTTTATGCATGGAATTCACATATTGATTTAGATAAGTTTGTAAACTTTCGAGAATATTATTGGTTACCAAACGGTCCAAGGTCAGTTGCTATTAGTGGACAACAACGTAATGCAGTTAGTACATATAAAATAACAAATAAACTAGATAGTAATTCAACTGTGTTTGTAGTAACTCCTAATGGAATAAAATATAATCCTACATTAAAGTTGTACAAAGGACAGACATACAAATTTGACATTAACAGTCCTGGATATCCAGTTGCTATAGCAACTAACAGGAGTTATATAGATCAAGATTATTCAGCTAACATTGATATTCAAAATACAAGTAATCTTTATACTACTGGTATAAAAAAATACATTTATAAAGATGATGGAAGTTTAGAAATATCTACACAACACTATATTGAACATGGTGTAATTGAATTTACAGTTAGTGATACAATTCCAGATACATTATTCTATATTAGTGAATCAGACGGTGATACTAGCGGAATACTTAACTTTTTTAATATTTCAGAAAATTCTCAAATTGATGTTGATAATGAACTAATTGGAAAAAGTACATATACATTAGGCACCGGTACTAAATTAAGTAATGGAATGAAAATACATTTTGAAGGAACTGTAACTCCTTTAAAATATGCCACCGGATCGTGGTATGTTGAAGGAGTTGGAGACAGTATCTCTTTAATACCAGAATCAGATCTAGTAACAACAAATGCGTTTACAACTGATAAATCATCACCGTTTGACACTGCTGTATTTGACAAAGATCCTCTTGATGTAAGCATAACACATCCAACAATAAGAGATTATATTTCGATAAATCGAAATAGTCCTGATAGAAACCCTTGGTCGCGAACCAATAGATGGTTTCATAAATCGGTAATAGAATCTTCTTTATTGGCAAATAGTTTACCAGTAGTAGTTGACGAAAGTTTACGAGCAGTGCGTCCTATAATTGAGTTTGAATCTGGACTCAAATTATTTAATCATGGTGCTAAAGCTAAAGCACAAGTTGACTTAGTTGATACGTATACTTCAGATGTGTTTAGTACAATTGAAGGCAGTGTAGGGTACAATATCGACGGAGTTGACTTGGTTAACGGTATGCGAGTTCTTTTTACTGCGGATACTGATATACTTGTTTCTGGAAAAATATATAAAGTAAGAGTGCATACACATAACCTAGTTAAGCAAATTGGGTTAGTAGAAGAATCTGATGCAGCTCCTTTGGAAAACGATGTTGTTTTATCTAAGTTAGGCGATTCTTATAAAGGAAAAATGTTCTTTTATAATGGAAAAAATTGGAACTTAGCACAAGAAAAAACTAAAATAAATCAAGCACCTTTATTTGATTTATTTGACAACTTACAAAATAGTTTAAATGATGAAATATTATATGATTCGAGTAGTTTTGTTGGTAATAAAGTTTTCAGTTATAAAATTGGAAATGGCGTAGTTGATACTGAACTAGGATTTTCCTTGTCGTATAATAGTATTAATAATATCGGAGATATTGCCTTTGATTTTAATTTACTTACAGAAACAGTAACATATCAAACTACAAATTTAACTGAACTTACATATAATACTGATAAAGCATTTCTAAAAAAATATAACACTGACGGAACTACTTTTGAATTTACATCGGGTTGGAAAAAAGCCAATGTTAATAGCTATCAACATGTTATTCAAAATTTACAAGTATCAACTATTTTAAATAATTTTGATATTGATGTTTATAATAATAGTTCTCAGTTAACTGATCTTAAAGTTATAGTATTAGTAAACGGAGTTCGCAAGGTTGAAAATACCGATTATACATTTGATAATACAAGTAATTTTCGACGTGTTGTGTTTACTAAAAATTTAAAAGTTGACGATCTGGTTATCTTTAAATGTTTAAGCAATACTGATAAAAACACTAATGGGTTTTATGAAATGCCTATTAATTTTGAAAAGAATCCGTTAAATGAAAATATTAAATCATTTACATTAGGCGAAGTTTCAGATCACCTAGATTCAATAGTTGACTCACATCCTAATTTTAGTGGCGTTCATCCAGGTATTAATAATTTGCGAGATATAGGTAATTTAGCCAAATATGGTAGAAGATTTGTTAAACATAGTGGGCCTATAAATCTAGCATTATATCACTTATCAGCAAATGGAGATATTATCAATTCTTTAAAATATGCAAGAACTGAATATGCCAAATTTAAAAGAAAATTAATTTTTGAAATAGAAAACACAGGGTTTCATGGCTCAACTAAAGAACATGCCGATTTAGCACTTTCAAATTTATCTAAAGATTTTATATCGTCAAATTCATTTAAATTTATGGATATGATTGGGTTTGGACCAACTACAAAAACTAGTCACACTATTATATCTACTAATGTTTTATACTTTTCTCTATCGTCAACATTTACACTAGATACATTATCAACTAAATCAGTATTAATTTACAAAAATGATCAACAACTTTTACATAATAAAGATTATACTTTTAAAGATGGATTTATAAATTTGTCAGTGAGTCCATCGATTAACGACATAATAGACATTTACGAATATGACTCAACTGATTCGTGGTTTGTACCTCCTACTCCTACTAAACTAGGATTGTATCCAAAATTTCAACCAATGAAGTATATTGATACAACCTATAATTTTGATACACCGGTCTCAGTAATACAAGGTCATGATGGATCTTTAATAAAGGCATTTGACGATTATAGAGATGATATTATTTTAGAAATTGAATTTAGAATTTTTAATAATATTAAAGCAAAATATGATGTTAACAAATTAGATATTCATGATTTTATCAAAGGAAAATTTCGTACTAAACAATCTAACACTACTAAGATTAATAATATTTTAATTAATGACTTTGTTAGTTGGAATGAAACAGCTGGTAATTTGGTATATAGTGAAAATAATGACTTTTTATCAACTGATTCATTTACATATAATTATTCCTATCTTAATTCGTATAATAACGAAGTACTCCAAGGAAGCTGGCGTAGTATATATAAAGATTACTTTGATACTGATAGGCCTCACTCTCATCCTTGGGAAATGATAGGATTCTATATTAAACCTACTTGGTGGGATACTGTATACGGAGTTGCTCCGTATACAAAAGATAATTTAATTTTGTGGCAAGATTTATCACAAGGTATAATTAGAGAGCCAGGAAAGACAATTGTTAAAAATAAAAAATATATACGTACTGATTTACTAAATTATATACCTGTTGACTCGTCTGGAAAGTTACTAAGTCCGTATGATTCAGGATTAGCACAAGAATTTAATATTAGTACAGCTAATACATCGTGGGTATTTGGAGATTATTCTCCAGTTGAAACAGCATGGCGTCGAAGTTCAGAGTATCCGTTTGCATTATTAACAGCATGGGTATTATCAGAACCAGCTAAAGTAATGGGATTAGGATTTGATACTAGCAGAATTAATAGAGATTTATCTACTAATTTAGTTTATAGTTCAACGCAGAAACAAATTGAATTGTCAGCACTGGTATTTCCAACATTTGATAATACACAAAATATAGTTTATTCGTCAGGACTAATAAACTATATTTCGGCATTTTTAATAGGAAAAAATCTAAATGCATATACTTTATATAAAGATACACTAACTGGATTAACAAATCAACTTTCAATAAAACTAGGAGGCTATGCAGATAAATCAAAACTTAAATTAGTATTAGACAGTCGTAGCCCTTTAAACAAAAGTACAGTATTTGTTCCAGATGAAAACTATCAAATATTTTTTAATACAAGTAGTGTTATTGATTTAGTATCAATAAGTGGAATTATTGTTGAAAAATCAAGTAAAGGATATTTAATCTCTGGATACAATAATAAAAGACCATTTTTTGACATTTATAAAACCATTAGACAGGCTGGTGATACACTAATAACTGTTGGAGGAATTAGTGAAGATTTTGTAGAATGGAACCAAGATGAGCAATATGTTTCTGGAGTAGTAGTACAATATAATGATGAATTTTATAGATCTACAATTACACATGAAAGTACAGAAAATTTTGATAATAAAAAATTTACAAAACTTCCTAAATTACCTCTAGCAGGCGGCACCACAGCATTAGTTGCTACTTATTTTGAAAGTACAATAACGCGGTTTAACTATGGGCATTTAATAGAAACATCTCAAGATTTAGTTGACTTTTTACTTGGATACCAAAATTATCTTGAGTTACAAGGATTTATTTTTGATCATTTTAATAACGAAACTCAGCAAGTTGAAGACGTTAATTTATTAATAAAAGAATTCCTATTTTGGACACAACAAAACTGGGATAATGGAACAGTTCTAAGTTTAAGTCCTTTTGCTAATTCATTAATATTTGAAAGAAAATATCATGTTGTTGATAATTTAAAAGACTCGGCAAATAATGATTATGTAATATTGTCAAATGACGGGTCAGTAGTAACTAATAATACTATAAGTGTATACAGGGACGAAAAAAATACTTTTGGTATTGAACCGTTAGATGAAAATAGTTCAATATACTCGGTAAATTTACCATTAGTTCAAAAAGAACATATTATACTAATAGATAATTCAACAGTATTCAATGATACCATTTATCAAACTTCAACTGGGTACCGACAAGATAGAATTAAACTAGTAGGCCATCGTACAGCTGACTGGAATGGAAGTTATAATATACCAGGATTTATTTTTGATGATCCAAAAGTTTATAATTGGAACGTATGGAATGATTATACAATTGGCGATGTAGTACAATATAAACAGTATTACTATTCTGCTAATATTACACATTCCAGCACAGAAAAATTTAATCCAGAGCTTTGGACATTATTGGATAAAAAACCAACTAGACAACTATTACCTAATTGGGACTACAAAGCACTACAATTTACTGAATTTTATGACCTAGATAATGATAATTTTGACTCTGAGCAACAAAAAATGGCTCAACATCTAATAGGATATCAGCCTAGAGAATACCTGTCAAATATTATTACAGATAGTTCAAGTCAGTATAAATTTTATCAAGGCTATATACAAGAAAAAGGTACAAAAAATTCTTTAACAAAGTTATTTGATCGATTAAGTACTGCTAAAAAAGATAGTTTAGAATTTTACGAAGAATGGGCAATACGAGTAGGAAATCTTGGATCATTTGATAATATTAACGAACTCGAATTTAAACTAGATGAATCTAAAATAAAATTAGAGCCTCAAATTTTTGAATTAGTTGATTTTGAAACATCACGTAATGATTTAGTATATGAAATACCAAAAAATTTATTACACATTACTCCTGAGGATTATGATAATAATCCATTTACTGAAAAATCTAATAATGAATTTTCAACTAGATATTCAGGATTTGTAAATGAAAAAAATGTTTCATTTATTGTTACCTTTAGAGATAATATACTTGATTTAAATATAAATGCTATATCAACTGGAGAATTTATTTGGGTAACACATGAATTAAATAGTTGGAATGTTTATAGAGTAGAACATGCTGATGAACTCATAATTAATAGTTTTGCACTAAATTTACCAGTTGGATATCAACTAGATCAACAAGGAAATTTTGTACAAGGGTTTACCTGTTATTTTAATGGATATGTAAATTTAAGTGTTAACGATATAATTGGTATCCGTTCAGATAGTATAGTTACAGGATTTTATAAAGTAAACAGTTTAGAAGTTAAAGATGGATTAACTGAAGTTGGATTATTAACTGCGCAAGCAATTAATGAAGAAGATCAGTTTCCAGCACTAAGCTCGACAAATGTACTTAAACTTGTAACTCGTAAATTTCCAGATGTTGAAACAGCAAATAGTTTGGCAATTGATTTATATAGTACACCAGGTGACCGAATCTGGTTAGAAAATAACGGTAGTAACGTATGGGAAGTTTATGAGAATCAAAACATTTTTAAACTACACAATGAAATTATTAATCCTGTTAGTATTGATGATGTTGCCGGTGGATTTGGCACAAGTATATCATCAAACAAATTAAATAATATTGTTACAATTGGATCACCTACATATAACAGTGTAGGACTAGTAGGAATATTTGTACGTAATACTGAATTTGAAAATTTAACATTGTCACAATCTCAAATTGCAGATACTACATTGCACGACACTTCGTCTAATTATGGATTTTCTACAGCAGTTACATCAAATGAAAGATTTATTGCAGTTGGTGCACCTCTAGCAACTAATGTTAAATCAAAATTAGTTGGATCATTAACTAGTGGAGGAAATTATAGTGCAGGTGATATTGTTTTAGATAGAGGAATTTTATGGGAAGCACTTAGAACTGTGTCAGGCGATAACAGTACAATTACTGATCAAAGTCAAGATTGGAAAGTTGTATCTATGCTTACAGCTAATAAAGATGGAACTTCAAGCAGTATAACTAATCAAGGTGTAGTCTACTTATATGAAAAAAATTATCAAACAGGCGCTTATGATTATCACTCTTGTATAATATCACCGACTCCGTTAGCAAATGA